GTGATGTCATTGAGGTACCGCACCTCAATGATGATTTACTCTTAGATGCCACAGCCAAGAGCATTAACAAATTTTATGCTGTGCAAGATGCCAGCCGCGCTGCCGAAGGGTTTGGCCCAACATGGTGGCCACACCTGTGGCGTGTCAAAGTATCTCCAATCAACGATGCACAAGAATACCGCAGTATCCTGGGTGATCCCGAAGATGCTGACAGTTTGAAGAATGCCTTGAGCACTTATCAAACTGAAATTAAAATTGACAAAGCCATACTTGAAAGTTCAGAGGCATTTACACCAGGTGTGGGTTATCCTGCTGGCTATCCAAATACTTCGCCCGACGAACCAACTTATACTCCTGCGATTGATGTAATGAAAACTGGTGGTATCAGTGACAATACTGTGATGACCAGAGAATTGGCAGCGGCTCGCGGTGACACCACTGATGTGCCAACTGGACTGACATTTCCAAGTCAACCCAATCAAGGCGACTTGTTTATTCGAGTTGACTTTACTCCTAATAGACTGTTTGCTTATCGCGGAACAAGATGGCATCGAGTGCTTGATATTGAAATCACTGACTGGAGAGCCAATACAGTTAACGCCGGCAGCTTTATTCAAAATCCAGCAGGCACAAGTGCCAATGGGTACGGAACTGATATTTCTACTGTACCAAGCAGTCAACCGCTGAGCCAAGTATTCACTAAACCAAAACCTAAGGCCGACAACTAATGAGTCAACAATATTTTTATGATCAACAGATTCGCAGATGGTTGCTTCAATTTATGCGTCTGTTCAGCGGATTCAGCGTAAAGATGGGCAAGGATGGCACTGGTGCTGATCACTATCATCAGGTACCGGTGCGCTATGGCGATACAACACGCATGAGTCAACACATCTTACGCAAAAACAGCGAAAACACCATACTAAGTGTGCCAGCAATTAGCTGTTATATTTCTGAGCTGCTACCTAACGCTGAAAGACGGATGACTCCGACCTATCAAGAATCTGTTCAGATCTATGAAAAGCTGTACGATGATGCCACTGGCACTTATCAAGACAAGGTTGGCGAAACATACACACTTGATAGGCATGCTCCTATTCCTTATGATTTGACAATCAATGTAGATGTATGGACCAGTAACACTGAACAAAAGTTGCAGTTGCTTGAACAAATACTGTTGTTATTCAATCCTAGTGTTAACTTGCAGAGCAGTCAGAATCCCTACGATTGGACTAGTCTAGCAGTAGTAGAGTTGATCAACATTACATGGACTGCCAGAGCTATTCCTCAGGGCACTGATGACATCATTGATGTTGCCAGTTTGATTTTCCAATTGCCTATTTTTCTAACTCCGCCTGCTAAGGTAAAGAGACAAGTACTTATTCACAGCATCTTAAACAATGTTGGTGCCGACTTTGGCTTTATTGATGATATTATCATCAACAGTAATTTTCAGAGTCGTCAATGGATTACATTTAAAGACAGGCATATACGAGTCACCGGCGACTACATTCAACTATTGAACAAAGATAACACGGTCATTGACCCCGAGACCGGCGAGAATCTAAGTTGGAAACGGCACTTTGATAACTATGGCGGTATCAATGATGGAATCACCGAAGTTCGACTCAAACTAGGCAACATCGATGATCCACAGGAAGTTATTCTCAAAGTAAGTCAGGTCGACGGAAATCCCAATGTATTAAGTTACGAAATGGATAATTCCACTTTGCCAACTAATACCATTGGCATGATCAATGGTGTAATTGATCCTACCAAAGGAAAGCCTGGCGATGGTACTATTCCAGCAGTTGCCAGTGGACAGCGATATTTGATCATCGACAGCATTCCGCAAAACGGCTTTTGGGGTACGGTGGTTGCTGAAGCCAATGACATCATTGAATACAATGGTTCAAATTGGGTAGTGAGCTTTGATGCCAGTGCAGTCAATGGCACAGCTTATACTGTAAATGCAAGCACTATGAAAAAATTGTTCTTTGATGGCAATGACTGGTCAGTTGCAGTCGAAGGCATTTTTGATCACGGGTACTGGCGAATTGTTAACTAACTAGTAGACTATGAGAGCAGTTGGAGCCTTAATTATCAGTCAAAGTACTCAACGAGTACTAATGCAACTAAGAAGCCCCAAAGAGTCTTACGGATTATCGTGGGGACTATGGGGCGGAAAACTCAATTCCAACGAAGGCGATCTCAATGGCCTCAAGCGAGAGTTATGTGAAGAGCTTGGCTATCCTGGAGTTCCAGATACTGTGGCTATGAGTCATGTTTACACTTTTGTCAGTCGAGATAACAGATTTAGACATGTGAGTTATCTAATATTGTGCAAAGATGAATTTATCCCAACACTGGATCATGAAAGTTCAGGTTACTGTTGGGTTGACATATGGCGTTGGCCGCAGCCGTTACATCGAAACACAGCCAAGATGTTTAGCAGTCGTGGATTTAAAAATGCGCTAGAAGGGTTGTTGCGTGATGATAAGGCTAGTTAAACCCAAACGACAGTTACCAATCAATTATAACGGGCCGCATCGACAACTGGAATTCTATCACTGCTGGAGACCTTGGTTAAACAATCCGTGGCTGAATAAGCTTTACAAAGAATCAGTTTGTTATACAGAGCGATGGTACTTAGAGTTAAGAAAGATGATTCTAGACTCCCAATGGAATCATCCTTTAGTGTATAGCATCACTGGTGACATTGAATTGAAAAAGTCATTGGTGAAAAGTACTGTGCTTGATGGTGCTATGTTTAGAACAATTATCAATGACCCTGCGTACCCTGAATATTATATATCAGCCAGCGTAAACTTAAAGAAAATCAACAGATGGTGTGCGTTTTTTGTCAGCTTGCCTGATTCACACGAAACTCTTGTACACCTAAATGACCAATAGTGCGACTAAGGTCAAGATCGCACCAAATTTCAAATCCGTTGTTGGTCAGGGCCTGACAGAATCCCATATCCTCACCTTGCCAGGTTGAAGTTGGCGGATGCCATATCAATGGAAAATGCGGGCTTGGTATGTGATCGATAACAGATGCTCGATGTAGCACACAGCCCATGCCGGTATAATTTATTTGCACAAGTCCGTGCCCTGTGACATCCACAGGCTCAACTGGATCTATGTTGTAAAATGCTGTTGGATGAAATGGTTCTACTCGCTTGGAATATGTTGCACACACCACATCTTTTTTGTGTTCCAGTAATCTGACTATAGTGTCCTCTGGAAAAGTCATATCGCTGTCAAACCACATGATATAATCTGCTTGATGTAGATTAATGGCAGTATCCAATAACACCTGACGCTGGTTGCTTAGTACTGTACCTGAATCCATGTCAAGTATTACTGGTATACCTTGTGCTTCGGTGTAGCGAATGGCATTGATCAAACTGTAGGTGAAGGCAGCTTGAACCAATCCATTGGTTGGCACACATATTACTACTTGCTCGCTTAACTTTAAAGGAGCATTGTATATGTCAAATAAGTTTTTAGAAGATTTTCCAAACATTAGCTGGCATCAGAGTCAGTCATTGCTGCCGATGGAACATTGGCAAGATTGGCTTTTCTTTCGGCATGTCGTGTAACTTTGCCAATCACATTTAAAAAATGTTGACACTTTGTAATAGACTCTTCATACAACTCTGCAGGAAGTTTTAGTAATTGGCCCATGTTTTCAGCAGTGGTCTTTTGTACAAGAGCTTCTACTGCTGCTCGTCTAGACAGTTCTTCTATCCAATATTCAGGCTCTGCCTCCTCAATGGCTGCGGCAATATTTTCGCCAATGCTTTCTTGTACTTCTGAAATTTTGGCAGCAATTATATTCATCTCGGTGAGAATTGCATCTCTTTGCCAATCAACAGTTGACTTGGCATATTCTACATTTAAAAACTCAATGTCTCTGCATAAAGCTATTAAGAATCTAGGACCTGATTGGTTTGAAAACAAAAAGTTTTCGCGTTCAAAATTTGTACGATACGGAACTTGTTTCAGTATTGATCGTGCATTGTTTAAGATTTCATTTTGTTGAAGTGGCACGGTAATTACCTCCTGTTATCCTATATGTATCAACTATAAAATTCTAGAGGTAACCAAAAGAAAAGGGGCAATTTGCCCCTTTTCTAATCATGTTTAAGTTTTTATATTAGGTGTCGTTATATGGTGTAGTACGGCCGCCAAACTGGCTACTTAAACTAATTGAGCCCGTCGAGATTCCAAGATACGCAGCTAGCGTGCCTCGCAGAGCAATGTTTTGTCCTGCGCCGGCGGCACTATTAGAGTAGCCTTTTTTAACTCGGCCAAATGTTATTGCCGATCCAGTTGCTGGAAGGATTGCCATGGTTCAGTTTCCTTTTCTAGTTACTAGATCTTAGTGTAAAGTTCTGTTGCTCTTCACCTCTTGGCGAAGTTCTTCGATCATTGCCTGTTGCTCTTTGATCGCTTGAACTAGCACTGATACTACCTTGTCATAACGAATGGTCTTGTAACCACGCAAGCCCGACTCGGTTACCAACTCTGGCATTACTGCTTCAACTTCTTGAGCAAGTAAACCAATTTGGTTGTCATAACGGTCAACTCCTAGCTCGTGGGCTAGATCGTTGGCCTTGTAGGTGTAACCACCAATTGCCATGACCTTGTCTAGAGCGCCTTCGATTGGATTGATGTCTGTCTTCAATCTTTCGTCGGAGAAGTAAGCTGTAATTTCACCAGTTGCTGTGATACTACCAGTTGCCGCAATAGCACCGGATGTAATAGCACCGGATGTAATTGTACCAACTGTGATGTTTGGTGTACCAGCTAGGCCGGTTGCTGTACCACTTAGTGTAGCAGTAATTGTGCCTGCACTAAAGTTGCCACTCGAGTTGCGAGCAACAATCTTGTTTGCTGTGTTGTTTGCTGTGGCATCAACTGCTAGTGTACCTGTTGAAGTAATTGTACCACCAGTCAAGTAGCTGCCTGCGGCAACACTTGTAACGCCCGAGCTAGTTACGAAACCTGCACCGTTAGTCAGCTGGTTAGTGTTTGTAGGAATTGTGATAACGCCAGTTGAACTGTTGTATGCTCCAGATCCAGCTGTAGAGCTGAGTGCGGCTCTTGCACGAGCATCTGTGTAATACAAGTTACCACTTTCAGTGATAGCACCAGTATTGATTGATCCAGAACTACCTAAGCTGATTGCTGTACCGTTAATAGTAATACTGCTATTTGCCAGTTTAGCATTAGCAATAGAACCCGCCAACATGGTGTTGGTAACAGTACTAGTGTCGCCAGTTGTAACTACTGTACCAGTTGTAGCTGGTAGAGTAATTACTGTTGAGCCGGCTACGGCCACTGGTTGAACTGTTACATAACCAGATGTTGATCCTGGAAACGAAACGCCAGTAATGCCTGTCAATGCTTGGCTAGCACTGGTACGAGCAAGACCAATTGCTGTAGTACCAACATAAAGTGTATCGGTTGTTTTTGCTACGCTGGTAATTGCACCAGTTGCACCGTTGACACTTGTAACACCTGAGTTGGTAATAGTGGCTGTGGAACCTTCGCCAGTAGTATGGCTGATGCTGATACCTGTACCAGCTGTAACATTAGCCATGTAATTACCAGTTGTGTCTGTCCCTAGTGCTACGCTGTTTGCAGCAATAGTTGCTGTCAGTGTAACACCTGCACTACCGTCAATACTTACGCTACCGCTTAAATCACCGCCAAGTGTAATTGTACGAGCAGTTGCCCAGGCGCTTGCTGTGCTTGCGTTACCTGTCAATGCCCCGGTAAAGCCTGTTGATGTAACACTTGTTAAACCAGCTAGTGTAGTTGAACTTGCACCTAAGCTAATAGCTGTTGAACCAACAGTGATTGCACTGTTAGACAATTTATTATTTTCAATAGAACCAGCCAACATTGCATTAGTTACACTACCTGTGTCACCTGTTGTAACAACAGTACCAGTTGTGGCTGGAAGTGTTAATACTGTACCTGTGCCGGCGGCTGCGGCTGGAATTACTTGAACACTACCACTTGATGAACCAGGCAATGTTACAGAACTGATACCAGTTAATGCTTGGTTAGCACTTGATGTTTGTAGTGTAGTTGTACCTGCAAACAATGTTACGCTACCGCCTAGGCTTGTGCTGGCGCTGTTAACTGTGATTGCGCTGTTTGTCAAGCTGGCATTTGGAATAGCACTTGTACTGATAGCACCAGTACTGCTATTGTAACTAATACCTGTACCAGCACTTAGGCTGCTCAGAGTAATAAAACTTGCACCGTTTGTTAGATGGCTAGTGTTTGTTGGAATTGTGAATACACCAGTTGAACTGTTGTATGCACCGCTACCTGCTGTAAAACTTACTGCACCACGAGCACGACTGTCTGAGAAGTATAGGTTTGTTGACCCTTCAGCAACATCATCTGTACCAAGTGTGCGTGTGCCACCTAGTGCTGTTGCTGTGCCGTTGATTGTGATGCTGTTATTGCTCAATGAGCTGTTTGGAATTGAGCCTAAGCTAATTGCACCGGTTGAACTGTTGTAGCTTACACCAGTTGCAGTACTTGCGCTGATAGCACCACGAGCACGAGCTGTTGTATGGTAAAGGTTAGTTGAACCTTCAGCTAAGCCGTCTGTGCTAACTGCCATTGGGTAGTATGTGGCGCCGTCATTAGTAAATGTCCAAATGTCTGAGCCTTCGTTCCAACGAATTTGTACATTGGTGTCGTCACCGCGCTCAACTTCAATACCAGCATTCTGTGATGGGTTACCTGTGGCATCACTGTTCAATGTGATGATGTTGTCAGCCAGGCTGATTGTGTTTGATTCAACTGTTGTGGTTGTACCTGAAACTGTAAAGTTGCCTGCAACGGTTACACCTGATGCGTTGACAGTCAACGCAGTCGAACCATCAACAGAAACTGTTACTGTGCCAGTACCTGAGTCGGTTACAGTAACATTGCTGTTACCTTGGCTGATACTTGAAGTGCTGATCGCAGCCACAGATGTGTCAACATAGCCTTTGGTTGCAGCATCAGTTGATGCGCTTGGAGCCCCAAGACCAATGATCTTGTTGCTGTTCATTTCAATTTGGTCGCCAAACTGAACTTTTACGCCAGCACTGTCGGTAATGTTGTAACCACTGGCAAGTTGTAGTGTTGATGAAATTTGGATTACACCAGAAGCACCAGTGCTCAGTTGAACATTACCTGTACCACTGGTTATGAGTTGTAGACTTTGGTTTGCATCGGCACTGACTGTAATTGTACCAGAATTGTCTTCTAGAACTTTTTGTCCGTTAACATACAAAGAGCCTGGACCAACATATATGTCTCGCCACATATAACTGGCACTGCCCAGATCGTAAGTATTGTCTGCACTAGGAACAATGTGACCAGTGATACCCATGTTACCGGTTAAGGTCAAGCCGGCAAAACTTGGGCTACCTGCTGTGCTTAGGTTTTGGGCTGTGCTGATAACACCAGTACCGCTGTTGTAGCTGATACCTGTACCTGCGCTTAGATGTCCGCGGACAACGCTGGCACTAGCCCATTTGTTTGTTTGATCGGTATCGCTGATATCATCAGTGGTCAGTGTTACTGCACCTGTTTCGCTGTTAACACTGGTAACGCCACCAATTTGTGCGATACTTGCTGTACCGTTATCTTTCTTGATGTAGATTAAACCGTCATAAGTGTTGATAGCAATTTCGCCTAGTGCTAACTGAGCGGTTGTTGGCACTTTACCGGGCGTTGCACTGCGCTTTAAAATAATCGTATTGGCCATTTGAGTATATACTCCTAATTAGAATCAGGGAGAGTCTCGACTTCGCCCTTTCAATTTTTATTTAGTCGAACCAGATAAAAAAGATTATTTTGAAGTAGATATTTTAATAGCTGCCACCATCAACACTGATGTCAAGCTCAGTGACACTGGTTATTTGACCAGTTTCGTCCAGTACAATCTGTAAAGTTTTGTCACTGGCTCCATAGGTACCGCTGAGATTTACCGTTCCAATATAGCTTTCTTTGGCAAAAACAATGCTAGTAACACCAGGGGTAATAACGCCTTGTGTTATCAGCGTCCAATTTGTTCTAGCAAAAGTATTGCCTTCTTCAACATACACTCGTGTTCCTGGAGTGAGTTCAAAAGCTGAATCGGCATCGTGCGCTCTGGAAAGAGTAGACGATGCAGACTTCCAATAATAAATGCCGTTTTGGGTAGACAAAGTTTGACCAGCAAGAAGAACACGATCTGAATCAGCTAAAGTCACACCATCAATGACTGCAACTGTACTTGATAAATTTACATTTGTTCGATTCGCGCATCTCACACTATCTTTATAGTCAGTGACAGCACTGACTATGTTTTTTCCGCGGAAAATTGGCATTTTAGAAAAAATCCTGTTGCTTCTTAGCAGTTTGTTATTTAGTAAAAAAGGGTGTAGCTAGGCTACACCCTTCTTGTTCACTGTAGTTCTACAATGTTAATTTAACTTAACATCTTAGAATGAACCACCATCAACGGTACTGTTTTCATTGAGAATACCACCCGCAGTCAAGCTGCTGGTAGAAGTTACACGAACAAAAATGTAATCGTTGAGTTCTGGTGCTGTGTCAAACACAATACTTGTTACACCGCTTGCAGTACTTAATGTGTAAGAGTATGTTGGTGCCTGAATCAAACCGTTGACGAATACTTGAGTATTGTCAATGCTTGCTACTTCAACACCTGTGCTGAAGCTGGTAGTTGAACCGTCACCGGTAAAGTTTAGTGATGTAGCTGTAACAGCAACGTTCTGTGGAACAAATTCGTTACGAGCCACACTCCATACCAGTGTGAAACCATCTTGTAGTGCATCATCTGCGTCCACATCGCTCAAGTCGCGAATGCTTGCGGCTGCAATACGAGCATCTGCACGATTATTAGTATAGTACAGATTTGTAGCACCTTCAGTAATAGAGTCAGTATTTGGAGTTACAAAAGTAAACACACCAGTACCACTATTGTATGCAAGAATATTAGCATTATCTGAACTTAAACTTACTGCACTACGGGCACGAGTGTTGGTGAAATAAAGATTTGTAGCACCTTCTGTGATATTATCTGTATTTAAAGTAACTACACCAGTTGCACCGTTAACGCTGTGAACTGCGGCATCGGTGCTGATAACACCTGTTGCACTATCATAGTTGATATTGGTACCAGCACTTAAAGCAGTTCTGGCACGAGCCACTGTGTGGTAAAGATTAGTTGAACCTTCAGCAACCTTGTCAGTGTTTACATTGCCAAGATCAAATGTGAACGCACCACTGGCACCATTATAGGCCAATACTGTGTTGTCGGTTGTGGTTAAACTTAATGCACCTGCGGCACGAGCATTTGTAAAATACAAATTGGTTCCGCCTTCGGCTAGGTCATCAGTGTCGTGGTTTGCCAAAGCAAAGTCAAATACACCTGTACCTGAGTTGTATGTCAGATCGCCTGTGGCAGAGAAGTGAGCACGAGCTTCGGCAGCACTTGGACCTGTGTATGTGAATACACCAGTGGCACTGTCATAGCTGAAGCTACCATCACCACTTGCATCGGTGGCAGAAAAGTGAGCACGAGCTTCGGCAGCACTTGGTCCAGTGTATGTGAACACACCAGTGGCACTGTCGTAGCTGAATGAACCATCACCACCTGCATCGGTGGCAGAAAAGTGAGCACGAGCTTCGGCAGCACTTGGACCTGTGTAACTGAATACACCAGTGGCACTGTCGTAGCTGAATGAACCATCACCACTGACTTTGGTTGCGCTTACTGCACCACGGTAGTCTGTGTCAGTTGGACCAGTGTAACTGAATACACCAGTGGCACTGTCATAGCTCAATGTGCCGTCACCACTCACTGATGTTGCACTTACTGCACCACGAGCACGAGTGTCGGTGAAATATAAGTTGGTTGCACCTTCTACTAAGTCGTCGGTGTCGTGGTTACTAATATCGCTTACTGTACCAGTTACATTACCTGTTAGATCGCCAGCAAATGATGTTGCAGTTACATCGCCTGTGACATTAACATCTTTGTTGAGATTCCAGCTGTCTGTACCATTGGCATAAGTGATTGTTGCGCTAGCACCAGCAACGGTAATACCAGCACCATTGGCTGCGGCTGCATTTGCAGAACCCGCTGCCAAGGTTAGATTTTTATCAGCAATGTCAACTGTTGTTGAATTTACAGTTGTTACTGTACCATTAACAGTTAAATCACCACTAACAGTTACATCATCAAATGTAACACTATCGGTAGTACCAACTGCTTGTCCAATGCTTACTGCGCCTGTGTTGCTATCATATGATACACCAGTGCCTGCACTGATAGCACTTCTGGCACGAGCATCAGTAAAGTACAGATTTGTAGTACCTTCTGCAATGTCATCTGTGTCTAGTGCCGCAGCATCTACTGAGATTACACCGGTTGCGCTGTCGTAGTTGATACCATTACCTGCAGATAGTTCACCGCGAATATTTGTGGCTGTTACTTTAGCAAAATTAAATGCACCAGTTGAGCTGTCATAGGTTAGGTCACCGTGACCGGTACCAGTTGTACCAGCACTGAAGTGAGCACGAGCTTCGGCAGCACTTGGTCCAGTATATGTGAACGCACCAGTTGAGCTGTCATAGCTGAAGCTACCATCACCACCTGCATCAGTGGCAGAGAAGTGAGCACGAGCTTCGGCAGCACTTGGTCCAGTATATGTGAACGCACCAGTGGCACTGTCATAGCT